CTCTTCTGATTCATAATCATCATGACCTTGTTGTGATGGGTCATAATCGTGATTTTCTTCTTGCTCTGAATCGTCTTCAGAAACTTCTGGTTGTTGGATTAATTCTTCTTGGTTCTCTTTAGTCCATGCTAGGATTTCTCTAACTACATCGAGTACTTCTGAGAACTCTTCAGTTTTCATTGCTTTATCATAGAAGCCTTTTTCAACGTCTGACATTGGTACATCAATAAGGTTACCAATTTTAGCTTCTAGATTAATTTTGTCAATTAATTTTACTTTATCCCAATCGATAGCTTCGACATCACCAAAGAATTGGTCGGCTACTAGTTTCTTATAGCCTCTTGACATTGGACCAAGAAGACCAGGATAATCTCTTTTGATTTTCTTTTCAATTCTACAATCTTCAACTACATTAATATATGACCTAGGGCATCCTTCCAATTTCTCTGGACTATCGTGCCATCCTTCGAAAGGTGTATATAATGCGTGGCCAACTTCATGACCAATTAAAAGGTCCTTGACATCTTTACCCATATCTTTCCAATCTGGAAGACCTAGGGTTCTGTTTTTAATGTCAAACCAAGCAGTAGAATATGCACCGGTTTGAACGGTAACGTCTTCTTTTGCTAGTAGTTTTGCGATTGTTGTATTCATATAATCACTCCTTTATTTGAATATATGTATATTGTACCATAGCTTGAGCCATTTGTACAGTGTTTTTTTGCAAATAATGCATGTTTTTTTAGCCTGGTGCCCACACCCGGACTCGAACCGGGACGCCATAAGCGAGGGATTTTAAGTCCCTTGTGTCTACCAATTCCACCATGTGGGCCTTTCAGGCTAAATATTGGCCTGCCCTGGAGGATTCGAACCTCCGACCTACGGTTTAGAAGACCGTTGCTCTATCCAGCTGAGCTAAGGGCAGATAATTAATTCTGTACCATTATACCATAGTAAAGTATGTTTGTACAGAAAAAAATTATCTTATTTTAGAGAAATTTCTGTCTTTAAAGAATTCAATCTTAGACCTAAATTTATTCTCTAAGACATCTCCTTTATGAGAGATGATGAATACATTAGAACCATCTTCTAGCGTATCCAGGATTTTAGTTAGATTATCGATTCCATCCATATCTAAACTTGAATCAAATGTTTCGTCCAAAACTAATAAGTTAGTTGATGCACTATTTTTCATTTTAGCAATTTGTCTCCAAGTAAAGAGTAGTGCTAAATCGATTCTTTGTTTCTCTCCTTCAGAAAAAGATGCATAATTGAATGTATCTCTATGTCGTGACCTAATTGTTTCGTCAAAATTTTCATCGAGATGGAATGCTACAAAGAAATCTAATACTTGTAAATATTGATTAATTAACCTATTCATTACTGGTAGATATTGTTTGATAACTTTGGTTTTAATACCTGTATCTTTTAACATCTCACCAATAGCTTCGTTATAGGTTCTTTCCTCAACATACTCTAGTTTCTTTTCGGTTGTAGATTCCTTTTTCTTTCTGAGAGTAGATAAATCCTTCTTTGCCGTCTTTGTGTCGCCTGACGTTTTAAGGAGCGTATCGATTTCCTTTTGGGTTTTACCAATTTCCTTTTGTAAGAGCGCGACTTTATCATTGTTAGAATTTATCCTTTGTTGTTTCTGTCTTAGCTGATTAAGGTTGTTCATAATCTCTTGACCTTCTTTTTCCAAAGTATTAACTTCTTTTTCTAAAGAGCTTTTATGGTCTTGGACATCCTTGGCTTTTTCTTTTAGTATTTCTAATTTTTTGCTTTTAATATTAGCATCAATATCTTGTTCACATGTAGGACAGATATCGTTATCTTCAAAAAATCTAGCTTCTTCAACTAATGTTTTGATTTTATTATTAAAGTCTTTATTATAAGCTTTCATATCCGACATTTTATCGCCAAAATACTTATAGTTCTTTTCTTCACCTTGAATCATCGTCTGTAGGTTTTTACCTAAATTTTTAGATTCTTCGAATATAATTGAAATCTCTTCTTTATAGACATTAATTGCATCACGTTTCATATCAACTTGTTCTTCGTTTAGACTTTCTAAATCCTTGATATATTTTGATTGTGCTTCAATTTTTGTTTTAAATAAATCGATGTTATGATTAATATCAACTAATTCTTCACGAATCTTTGCATTTCTTTCTTTTAATAACTGATTCATTTTTGAAAAGATATTAATATCCAATAAATCTTCAATTACAGCTCTTCGTGACCAAGCAGGTAATTGCATAAATGGAATGAATGAACTACTTCCTAATACAACTACTTGGTGAAATGATTTATGGTTGAGTTTTAAAATATTTGTTTCTAAAAACTTCTGATAATCTCTTACATTAGATGCTTGGTTAATCATATTACCATTTTGCCAAATCTCAAATTTAGTTGGTTTGATTCCTCTTACGATTTTAAAATTAGAATCTCCAATAACAAATTCAACTTCGACAACTGTACCTTTTCGATTAATAGAGTTCATCAATTGTTTTTTATTGATATCTCTATGTGGTTTACCAAATAATCCAAATGATAACGCATCTAATAAAGTTGATTTACCTGCACCATTTTGACCTACAATAAGAGTTGTCGGTGATTTATTTAATGATATAGTAATAGGGTCGTTTCCTGTTGAAAGAAAATTCTTCCAGGAAACAGATTTAAAATGTATCATAATACTTCCAAGTTTTGTGCTTCAGTATAAAGCTTTCTCAATTCAACTTTTAAATGGTCTTTATCTAAATCTGTATCTACGGCATCGACATATGAATCAAGCAATTCAGTAGTATCTTCTAGTGAGATTTTCTCGTCTTCTACGCTATCACCTAGATACTCTTCAAATGATTCTGCAATCTTTAATTCGTATGTTTCAATACTCTGTAATTTATCTACAAATTTATCGAACATGTATAAGTCGTTTTTGTTAATAACAATCAGCTTAATAAATTTCTTTTCAAACTGACTCATATCGATTTCATCGTAATTTACCTTTGTGTCATCATAAATTACTTTTTTGAACATCGTGATTGGATTTCTTACAGCTTCAATTTCTCTTGTTTCTGTATCTAATACATGGAAATATTTTGGGTCATCTACATCAGCCCAAGTAAATTCCATTTGAGAACCAAGATATGTAACATTGCCTTGAGTTGATTTAGTATGGAAATGACCACTTAATACCATTTCAAATCTACTAAATACATCAGCACTCATTCCGTGTGGGTTAGGTACTCCAGGTAATAAATCAAATCCTTTTAATTCCAAATGTGCTCCAAGAATAGAAGCATTACAGCTCATAGCCCATTTAGTATATTCTTGGTAATTACTATTATTAATCCATGGAATCACAGCTACTTTACAGCCTGCATAATCCAGGACTTTTGGTTTCATAATAATGTTGACATTTGAAGTAAAATATCCGAGCAACTCTTTGAGTGAGCACAGCTCATTAGTATTTTTATAATAAACATCGTGATTACCAGGAATGATATCCATAGTAATACCAGCATCCCGCATAGGCTCAAGAAAATGTTTGCGATTTTGATTAAGAGCTTTAAAATTGACGAATTTTCTGTGTTCATAATAATCTCCTAAATGCAAAATATTCTTGATGTTGTGTTCTTTCAGATATGGGAAGAATACTTCTTCGTAAAATCTTTCTTGGTATCTAAGAAAAATGTCACTTGAATTTCTTACACCACAATGGGTATCATTTAATATAGCTACTTTCATTATTTCATAAAGAGCTCAAGCTTTTGTTGAGCCTTTTCTTTTTTTGCGAATTTTTTAATTTTATCATCGTTTGTTCTAACTCTTGCAATCCTAGATTTTAGAGTATCAACATACGCCATAGTTTCAGCTGCCATTTCATTATCCATACCAGCTTGTACGAATTCTTCAATACCCATCTTTTCAATAAATCTAAATTTGATATCTTGTTGCTTTTTCTCTTTAGTAATTCTTCTGATAAAAGCAAAATAACAAATTTGAGTAAAGTATGAGAATGCGTTAGGTTTACCAGTTCTCGTAGCTGTTTCTAGATTATAGTTTCCGATTGCTCTTAAACAATTTTCTACTGCATCCATAACCATTTCTTCACGATAGGTATACCTCACGAAGTTCGGTCTATGGGATAATCCTTCTGCAATTTTAATAAAACATTTAGCAATATAATCAGTAACTTTCGGAACATCTTTTCCTTTACTTTCTGCTAAATTCTTTTCAGTAACATAATCCATTACTGCTTGAGAGAACTCTCTGTTATTTACATAGTGTGGTTTTTCTTTTGGTTTTAAAGCCATAGTTGGGTTTCCTCCATAATTTGTATATTATACCATAACTTAAGGGTTTTGTACAGGATTAATCTTAGTTTTTATTTGCATTATTTTGCAGAAAACACTGTACAAAACGTTGTTTATAGTATATAATAGTATTGTATACGGGGGCAGGGAAGATATAGCTATTGTCAATGCAGTATCTTCTTTGGAGGTAGTTCATCTCCTTCATAATAATATTCCTCTTCTTCAGCCACCTGATTCGCATACTCTTTCAAAACGTCTTGGTACTGTTGTAACATCTCACTTTCACCAGCCAACAGTTCACCGGTGGGATTTCTCATTTTAAGTACAAAATCTAAATACTTTTGTTTTAAAGATTCGTCAATCTTAACACTACATAAGATTCTATTCTTTAAAAATTTAAATAAGGTACTTGATGAGAATGGAAAATATGGACTCAGAGTATAGGTTCCAACCATGTTCAATTTAATAGCACAAGGTCTTTCAACTAGAAGATTTTCATCATTATTTCGATTAACAAGTGCGATAATTTCATCTCCGTTAATCATTTTAATGTGTCTTATGTCCATATTACTTTCCATATATCTATTTATATGTTTACTTCGTGTATCTCGTAATTAAATTTTTCTTTACTGTATATCTTAATTCTTTCGGCAGCATGGTTTAATGTATAATTCTTTTTAGATTTCCAATGCATATCGTCAGCCAAATCATATACAACTGTATTCCTACCATCGTTACTTTTTCTTAATCCACGTCCTATCGACTGAAGGACTCTAATTTGGCTTTTAGTAGGGCTAGCAAAGATAATATTGTGAAGATTCCTAATGTTAATACCAGTAGAAAAAGTGCCCATGGAAGCAACAATAATGGCATTGGTTTGGGTCTCGGTAATCTCACGGATTTTCTCTCTGGTGTCGACATCTGTTTCTCCTGATACATAAAAAAGCTTCCTATCTTTATTTATCTTTTGTGATAACATATCATGCAATGGTTTACCATGCTTTTCTACAAACTGAAATAATATTAATGTATTACCATTTTGGTCTAATGCTAGGTTAGAAATAAAATTATTACGAGGTACATATTTTACAATATAATCTACTTCTTCTTGGTATTTTCTTTTAGCCATTTCTTGACATATAACATCTTTATATTTCATTAATAATATTTTAATATCTAATTTGGCTAAATCTTTATTGTCAATTAATTTTTTCGT